CAGGTTTCGTAGGCGGTAAGATTACTGCCAAATCGCACGCGTCGCGTCGTCTGCCAGCGTTTCGTAACGGTAACGCAAGCGGCGGTGGCGCTAGAGTGTTCAAGCCTAGATAATAGAATAATTTTTCGGCACACGTACGCTGCAACGGCGTGTATAATCACGGTTATGGAAAACATCGATACTCCCAAAAAAGAAGATACGTCAGCGGTTGAAACAACGTCTGCGGGCAGTGAACAGGCTGCGGTAGAGGTAAATACAACGACTGAGGTGCAAGAGTCTGTAAAGGCGCCTGCTGCAGCAACCAACCAAACAAAAAAACGTGGTGTCGTACCAGCAACGCCGAATGCGGTAATTGGCACTGGCGACACGGACATCGTTTATTTGAGCAAGTGTATTTACAAAAATATGTACGCCCGTAAATCGCTTACGGTACATCACTTACAACGTCGCCTTACAGAGCTTGGCTATACGGTAGCCGACTCAGATAAAGATGGCTGGTACGGTGAACTAACAAAGGAAGCGGTAGCACAGGCGCAGAAAGATCTCGGCATCGCAGATACGGGTATCATTGACGCAGGAACATTTGCGGCTATCTTTGACGGCGACCACAATGTTACGGTTAACCTAACAGACTAATTGTGTGCGGTAACGTAGCGCCACTACCCAATGCGGTAGCCATTACAATTCAACATATGCGGTAAACCCATCAGAGCTATGTAGCCTGGTGGGTTTTCGTATGTACCAATGCGGCTAACGTCTATACGATACGTTACGCGTGTAGCACTATACCTGATGCGGTATGCGGCTAATAAATCTAAATGGTAGTGCGGTTAACGTCTATCGCGCCGCTTTCTAACGCTGACATTTGCTTGGTTGTTTTTATTCTACGTTTGTTTATGCGCCTACGCCTACGCCTACGCCTACGCCTACACCTACGCGTACGCCTACACCTACGCCTACGCGTACGCCTACGCTTGCACATACTTACACCACGTACACTATGCACACGTCTACGCGTCTATACACCTACGTAAACGCGCGTGTGCTTCTCACGTGTGTTCTTCTCTAACACTTACACGCTTATACGCTTACACTTGCGTTTGCACGCGCCTACACGCCTGCGCGCACATACACGCACTTATTAACTCACGTACGCGCGCGACGCATTACGCACGTCTGCACGCACTCGCTCACGCACGTACACTTTAATATGTATACGCGCTTGCATCTACACGCTTGTACTTACGCGTCTACACGCGCTCATTGACGTACACATGCACGCTCATTATTACAAACTCGTATGTTACTACGTATCTACGTATTTATCGTCTCATACAAGCACTCTCATCGTTATACACCAAACAAACAAAAAAATGTTGGAGACGTTTTCGCAAAAGCCTACAAACTAGCGCCTCCATCTCAATCGCCAAAGTCACTTTACCTTAAGATACAACTTCTCCGGTTTGTACAAAGCACTCAAGATCTTAGACCTTAATGTCTTATTCGCCCTCTTTGTACAAAGCGCAGAGATCGTCCTCGTAGGCGCTACGCGCCCGAGACGAAGCTCATTTTTTCGCGCGTCGTTATGGTCAATGAACAAACCGAGTAGTGATACAATAAGGTTATGAAAGATCGTCTTCCTGCAGGTGAGTGTGTGTACCTAGGCACGTTGAGCGGAGCACCCCTGAAGGCTCGCGCCCGCGCCCTGCATCAGTCGGGCTGGTCGCTTGCGGCAATTGCAGAAGCATTTGATCCGCCGCGGCAGCGTTCATCTGTTCGCGCGTGGGTATTGTCAAATGTGCCCGCCCCAGACACACAGCCTCCCTTACCTCCGTCTCCCTCTTCTTCTTCTTCTTCATTAATAATCGCGCGTGAAAGTTCGGTCTCCAGCTCCTCCGAGACAGTGAAGACAAAGACACCTCGCCGAGTTTACAATCCTGCTAGCCCAAGAATCTCATCTACGCAGAAAAATAAAATCGCAACGCTTGCGCCACTAGCTCGCCGATACCGGGCCAGAACCAGTCCGAACGGCACATACGCACGCGCAAACAATGAACTTACAGACTTGTGTAAGAATCTGTACTACAAAGGTACTTCTGTTCGTGAGCTTTCGCTTGCAGCAGGAGTCACATACCGCGCAATGGCTCGGAGATTAGGAAGATAGCTATGAAAGTTGTCTATGACGTTTATCCAGCCAAAGCACTGGTTACTCCGCAAAAGAGAGAATCTGACACATACGAGTTCTCAACGATGACCCTCACGACTGAGATCAAAGACTCGAGACGAGTAAACGATGTCCGTGTTGTCATTACAGAGCATACTGTGCTAATTGCCGCTGACTCATCGAGTGGCCCGATGTTAATCTTTCAGGAAAAGTACAATCCAGAAGATATAGTTCTAGATAAGGACAAGCGAAAAATCTCCCGTATTCGCACAGTATCTGGCAAATCCATTGTTTTCACAAAGGACGAAGCCAGTTGCGGTTGTGGCGGAAGACTTAGATCTTGGAATCCTTACCGCACTGTTTACTCATCGAAAGACCCTGTTGAATGATAATGATTGACTTTATAATACTTGCGCTCGCAGTTCACCGTCTGACACGGCTTGTCACGACGGACATGGTTACTGAGCGTATTCGCGAGAAGATCTGGAGTAAGTATCCACCGCATAAAGGCGGCATTGGCTATTTGGTAACTTGTAACTGGTGCTCGAGCATTTGGGTAGCATCACTGGTCTTCAGTATGTATAAAATAAGCACCGAACCAGTGATATTTGTTTGTAGTATTCTTTCTCTTTCAAGTGTTGCTGGCCTCATTAGCCGCATTGAACAGTAATTGCATGAAAGACATCTGCAAGTTGTTTAATTCCGTTATCAAAGACACTAGGAGAATGTAGTGGGCGTATTTCGCCGAGAACAAGTACCACCGACACGACGTACGGCAACACCGCCGTCTCGTATCACCCAGCAAGGCGCGCCTGCTGGTTACACATTCGCGGAACCAGCACCGTACTCAGCTCCTCGTGCTTTGACAGCGGCGGCAGCCCAAGTTCGTATGAACGACAAGGGCGAAGCAGAATACTTTAAGAATCGCCGGCAGTCTTCGTCTTCAGCATGGCAAGGCGAAGCTTGGGAATACTATGACGCTATTGGCGAAGTCAAGTATGCGTTTAATCTTGTTGCTAGCATTGTTTCGCGCATTAGATTATACGCAGCAGTGATTGATAACCCTGCCGAAACACCGATGCCTGTGCGAGCGGCAGACAACATTGATCAACGCCTTGGAGCGGCCGCAGAAAGGGCTCTAACACGTCTTGATTCAGCTTATGGCGGTCAGGCTGGTCTGCTTCGAGACGCAGCTTTAAACCTCTCAGTAACAGGTGAATGCTATCTAGTACAGATGCCAGCTCGTGCTGGTTCTGGAATTCCAGAGTCATGGGATATTCGCTCTGTAGACGAAGTTCAAATTGACTCAAAGAACAATTATGGAATTATCCCACGCCGTGACTATTTGCCTGGTCACAATGCTGGTACATCGAGTAGCAGTAAAACAAGCAAAGGAATTATTCCGCTACCTCAAAGCGCTTTTGTTGGTCGTATCTGGCGTGCGCATCCGAGATTCTCAGATGAAGCAGATTCGTCGCTTCGTGGTTTGTTAGATCTCTGCGCTGAACTTTTGCTGTTAAACCGCACATTCCGTGCGACGGCGCGTTCCCGTTTGAACGCTGGTGCGCTCTATCTTCCTGACGGTCTCAGTGTTGCAGCTTCTGCTGATCCAAACTATCCGTATGACGATGAAACAGATCTCGATCCAGGGTTCACTCCTGAAGAAGCAGCAGACGAGTTTGAGGATCAGCTTATTGATGCGATGACTACACCAATTCGCGATGAAGATTCTGCTAGTGCAGTTGTTCCGCTTATTATTCGTGGACCTGCAGAACTTGGCGACAAAATTAAGCAGTTCAAGTTCGAGCGTTCATTTGACCCAGCGTTGGCAGAACGCTCTGACCGTGTGCTAGAGCGAATCCTTCAAGGTCTTGATGTACCAAAGGACGTCATAACTGGTCTTGCGAATGTTAAATATTCAAACGCAATGCAGATTGACGAATCGTTATATAAGTCTCATATTGAGCCTTTGATGCTTCTTATTGCAGACGCACTTACTGTTGTTTACTTACGTCCGTACCTCGTAGCTAATGGATTTGCGCAGGCCGACGTTGAGCGTCTTGTTGTTTGGTATGACCCGTCGCATGTTGCTACTAGAAATGACCGTGCATCAGATGCAGAGTCTGGCTTTAACAAAATGGCAGTTAGCTTCGATACATGGCGCCGTACTCACGGATTTAGTGAAGCAGACGCGCCTAGCCCTGAAGAAGTTGCACTTCGTATGATTATGGAAAAGGGTGCAATTACTCCAGAGCTTACAGAAGCAGTCATTGGCGCAATTGCTCCTGATCTTATGGCGTCTACTCGTCAGTCACAGCAAGAAAATAGCGTTGCTCCAATTCCTAGTGAATTATCTCAGCTTCTTCAAGGAGCTCCGCCAGCAGGCGCACCGCCAGCGCCAATAGGCCCAGGAGACGCAGCGCCACCGCAACTAGCAGAACCTCCAGCAGCACCACCTGCTGAAGAACTAACACCACCGCAACTAGCAGAACCTACATAATTTAAGGATACAAAAATGCACAATCAAGACATCAATCCAATTGGCTACGGCACAGGAGATCAGGCAGTCGCCGAGTGTCTCGCTGACACACTAGGCAACGCAGTTGTTATGAGTTTCAAAGCTCAAGGGCATCACTGGAATGTTATGGGTACTCACTTTTCTCAGTTTCATAAGTTTTTTGCTATGATATACGAAGATATTGACTCTTCGCTTGACCCATTAGCAGAGAACATGCGTAAACTTGGCGCTATGGCTCCGTTCCGTCTTTCTGAGTTCATGTCTTTGTCTAGCATTGAAGATGCTAATTGCGGGTGCGACCCATTGCTAATGTGCGCAGATCTTCACGCTGCTAATGAAGTAGTGTTAGCATCACTGAATGACTGTTTTGCTGCTGCTAGCGCCGCGAATCAGCAAGGAATTGCTGACTTTATTGCTAGTCGCATTGACATGCATCAGAAATGGGCATGGCAACTTAAAGCTCATCTTGTGTCGCCAGACATAAGTTTTATGTAACTAACAACGTTTATAGAGAAATTAGTTCAAATGAATATGCAAGAAAGAATAGCCAGAAGAAGCGTTGACGCTTTAGTAGCTTCTGCTGTAATTGAAGAAGAACAAGCGCTCGCAGACGCGCTCGTCAGTATCACGCAAAGATACGGTAAGTTTAATAGCGACGACACCGGTGTGTGGGCAGGCTACGAGTCAGCAGACGAAAATGAACTTGCTGACATCGGAGTTAAGTGCGCTAATTGCATTCTCTATGAAGGCGGAACTTCTTGCAAAATTATCGCTGCAGAAGTAGAGCCTGGTGGCTACTGCAGATTTGCTCTTATCCCAGACGGTGTAGTTACAGCGGCCGGATCTAAGCGTGCGCCAAAGAAGGATCGTATCTACGGCTCAAAGAAAAACAAACCAGGATCTGCTGCTGGCGGTAAAAAAATTACTTTCTCAGCAAAGACAGAGAAGGCTCTTTCAAACAAAGTAAAAGAACATAACGAGAAAGCTCCGCCAGGGCGCAAGGTAACTTTAGCAATGCTAAAAGCTGTCTACCGCCGTGGAGCTGGCGCGTTCTCTAGTTCGCATAGACCAGGCAAAACTCGTGATCAATGGGCAATGGCTCGTGTCAACGCGTATCTTCGACTAGTTAAGTCTGGGCGCCCAGCAAACTCAAACTACAAACAGGATAACGACCTTCTTCCAAAGGCTCACCCAAAATCTACAAATGCAACAACTGCAGTTACCGCATCTGCTATTGCTAGTACTGAACTAATCATCGCGCTGAAAGAAGAGAATGAGTACCAGTCTCCAGAGCACGCAATTGTTGCGTTTGCCGAATACTCTGGTCTTGGCTACGAAGTAATCCCAGCATTCCGTGCGGCTTGGATGCGCGCAGTTGACTCGCACGAAGTCCCGTTTGAACGAGCACAAGAACTAGCGATTAACTTATACTCCAGCAGAGACGCAGATCTTCTGCCAAAAGAATATAGCGACCTTGCAGTCGCAGAAACCATTACCGCGGCGTTTCCTGGAGGAAAAGGTTGGCGCTCAGCCAAAGCTAAGCTACAACGCCGTGACCGCTACGGCAGGTTTGCGGAGATGGGCGGTGGTTTTTCGTTCGTGTTTAAAGGTAAAGGGAAATCACCTAGCCGTGTGACAGGCAGGGTCGTTGGCCAGTCAGGCACCGACGACGTTGACGTAGAAGTCAAGGGCAGTGACGCGCTGCCTGACGGTATATACTCACTGCCATCGGCAAAAGGCGAAGCCGTAAAGGCGATAATTAGTAACGACGCACTTAAGCAGTCAGGTGTAGACAAGGGTAAGGCTAAGTCTACCTTCCCTGCAGATATACCTATGGTTTCAGACAAAGATATCAAGGCGGCTAAAGACGACTGGTACGGTGTAAAAAATCCATTTAACCGTGAAACAATTAACCCTGACGACTTGACACGCCCATCTCCAGAAACGGTTGCCGAAGAAATGAAAACTATCGCTGACAGGTTCAAAGATATGCTAAAGGATGAAGGCATAGAGTCGCAATCGTGGGTTACACCTCTTCGCGATAAAAATCCAAAGGCGGCTAAAGACGACGGACTCCCTGTCTCAAAGGTTAAGTCCTGGACTGACGCCGAGCTCGAAAAGACTCGTCGTAGATATGACAGTGGCAAAGAACAAGTTGAACCTGAGTTACTTAAAGAAATTGATAAAGAACTAGCCAAGCGCCGTGCAGAAAAAGCAGAACGTCTTAAGGAAGATACAAAAAATCCAAAAAACTGGAAATGGAAGTCAACTTCCTACGGCGGAAGTGACGGTTACTGGGAGTACATCGGCCCAACGAAGAACTTCCCACCAGAAGCAAAAGACAATCCAGCATGGGCAATGACTAAGCTCAGTCCACCGTCTGGTCTTCCGCCTGGTTTTGCTGGCGGCAAAAATGTTGGGCTGCCAAAAGGCGGCAAAGACGAAACAGGCAAGCCAA